ATTAACTGCCGGACTCTTGACGGGGTTCGGCAGTCTTTTTTTTATCACACAAAAGAACGTATGTTCACACCTGAAAATCATACGACGATTTGATTTTAGCCGCAATACCTCGTGGTTATAGTCTGGTTCGGATATTTTGCCGCCGTCACTATCGTCGATGGCACGCCCCAAAACGAGAGATTGCGATCCCCGGCGTTTGAAATGGTGTGCGCTCTTATATGGTGGTTCTTTGGTGGTTAAAAAGAATCTGGTGGTTATTGGTGGATCAGGTATCACAGGTGACACCAAATAAGTATCACAGGTGACACTAATCTTTTAAAAGTAGGTGTCAACGTTGACACCAAATAAGTATCAAATTGATACCAATAGTTTGGTCTCAGATTGACACCAAATAGGTATCATTTTGAGACCAAACTTCCAAAAGTGAGGGGGCGCAAAAAGTCGAACTTTGACAGGTCGTCCGGGGCCGGAAAATAATTGAGCAGTAATGGTCATGAGGAATCCGAGGATCGATGGACGACGAGTTTCGTTTTGTGGCTGGCTCGGCCCGGACAGAGATCGTCAACCAGGCCGGGCATGTGCTCGACGCCGTGACGGGCGAATTTGTGCGCGTCGATGAGGGCGACGCGCTGCGCGCTTTCGCCGCTGACGAGCAGCCACAGCAGGCGGAGCAGGGCACGGGCGACCGGTGGCACAGCGGTGAGGATCACCACGCCGCCAGCTTGACCAGTGAGCAGGTCGCAGAGATTCGGCGCGTCTATGCACTGCCACATCGCGGGGCGGGATGGTTGTCGCAGGCAGAGCTGGCTCAGCAGTACGGCGTTAGCCAGGCAACCATCAGTCGGGCTGTGCGTGAGGAAACGTATTGAGCGAGTTATTCAGTGAATGGTAGCAGCGTATAAAGCGTTGAATACGAAGTAAGTGTTAGAGGGGGCGATTTTATGCGGCTATCAGACGAAACACGCGACATGATCCTGCAAGCGCTGGGAGAAATGTGCAGCGAGTACGCAAGCCATTGTTACACGCCACATCAGGAGCTGTGGCGGGCGTGGGCTGACGACATCCCGCAGGCAGTGGCGCGTAAGCTGCGCGGTGATGGACCAGACGACGGGGATGATAATCCGTTTGACGAGTACCTCACCGACTGGCAGGCGCATGAATTTGAGACCATGGCACGGCTGGCCGGAGCGTGGCCGGTTGAAGCCCATGATCTGGGGTACGTCGAGGGCCTGTCCTATGACAGGTGGCGGGCGCTTTGGTAGCGTGAAACAAGCCAGGCATGTATATCACGCTGCTTGACTACTGGCTCAAAAACACCATAGACGCAGAATGATCTAGCAACAGGGGCGACTCGTGCGAGTCGCCCCGATGTCATTGTCACTACCACCTGCCAAGTACCCCGTTATCTTCGTTAACGGCCACTTTCCGGGGCGATAGGATGCGATCAGGTGTAATCACTCATGATCGTGCAGAACGCCTGTTTTAGACGCCTTCCCGGAATCAAAAAAGCCCTCGACGGTTGGGGGCTTTTTTTGTGAGCAAAACCCGCCACATTTGAGCGTGCCCGGATGGGTAGAGGCTTGACGGGTATATGTAGACAGTGTAGCATGGATGAGGGAGACGAGTCAAGAATGAGCGAAGAAAGGAAGCTCTGCAATTGCAGTTGGATGTGTCACGCCATGTCTACAATATGGCACTGGAAGAACGCAAGCTGGCGTGGGAATTGGAAGGGAAAAAAGTCGGCAAACGCGAAGGGTATCTGCTGGCAAAGCAGTATAAAAAGACTTTCCCACAGTCAAAAACAGTTCATAGCCATGTGTTGCAGGTTGTCATTGAAGACTTAGACAAAGCGTATCAAGCCTTCTTTCGGCGCGTGAAAGCAGGCGAAGAACCCGGATACCCGCGCTTCAAGAGCTACAAACGTTGGCATAGCATTGGGTTTAAGCAATACGGCAACGGCTTCAAAGTCGATGGTCGCCGCTTGAAAGTGTCGGGCTTGGGGCGCATTAAAGTTCGCTGGCACAGACCCTATCAGGGCGAAATCAAGACCTGCCGCATTATTCGTAAGGCAGGGTGTTGGTATGTCAGCCTAATGTGTGAAGTACCTGACCCTGTACCGCTACCCAAAACAGGGTGTGTTGTCGGTATTGATATGGGTATTAACGCACTCATCACCACCAGCGAAGGGGAACAGGTCCACAATCCTCGCTGGTATCGAGAAGCACAGGCGGAACTCAAGCGCAAGCAGCGCAAGCTGCAACGCGCACAAAAAGGTAGTAATCAGCGCAAGAAGAAATTGCTTGATGTACAGCGTCAGCATGAACACGTCAAGAACCAGCGCAAAGATTTCTTCAATAAACTGGTATATGAACTCATTCACACCTACGATGTGATCGTCATCGAAGACCTGAAAATCAAGAACATGGTGAAAAACCGTCACCTCAGCAAGAGCATTTTGGATGCGGGGTGGGGATACTTCAAGCAGCGACTATTCGACAAAGCGGCAGATGCTGGTCGAGAAGTGGTGCTTGTAGACCCTGCGTACACATCTAAATCCTGCTCAAACTGCGGTGCGATTTTTGAAGGTCTCACGCTGGCACATCGTTGGGTAGAATGTAAATGTGGTCTCAGCTTAGATCGAGACCACAACGCGGCATTGAATGTATTAAAACGGGCAGGACGTGTCCGTGAGTCAGAACGTAGCGGGTTGCCGCAAGCGTGGCTCAGAAGCCCCCGCCTTTAGGCGTGGGGAGCGTCACAAGGTGGTACAGGACACAGCCAGCCGCCGCAGCCACGCCGCCAGCGCCAGCAGCGCGCGCCGCCACCATGCCGCGACCGGTTCCGGCGCGGGTTCTGGTTGCGGTATCGGTAATCGCCCCGCCCCAACGGCGGGCTGCCAGGCAGCGAGTGCGTCACGGAATTCCGCCGACTCGCGTACATCCCAGTTATCCCAACGACTGCCTGTGTCCCAGTTATCCCAACTGAATACGCACGCGCCGACGATGTTTTCGGCGAACTCTGCAAATACCGTATCCCACAACCACGCCAGTTGCCGCGCGTATTCCGCACCCGGAAGGCCCAGGTCGCGCCACGTCCCCGCGCCGGGGATGCCCACAATCGGTTCGCTGCCAATCTCACTGAGCACCATCCGGAGAGTCGGCGTTATCGACATAATGCGGCGAATCTCCTCCAACCACCACTCGGCGCCGATATGCCAGGTGCCCTGCGGTGTATCGATGTCACGGAATGCGGACGCGCCCGGCGAGTACGGGTGCAGCCCGATCAGGTGCCCGTGTCGCACAGCGGCCTTGAACACTGGAGCCAGGATATTCCACACTTCGGGGTCCCCCATCGGGATCGACTTAACCCCAAAATGCGGGCCAGCGACATGCAGGCCCGCTGCCGCTGCGAGTTCGTAAACAGCGATAGCGTGCGCTGCCATCAGGCGCCAGTCGGCGAGCTTCGCGGCGTACCCGTCGATGTTGGCGCAGGTCGGTTCGTTGTTGAAGCCAAACCACACCCGTTTTGTGTTGATCCCGTATCGCTGCGCTTTCGCTTGCATTCGTTCTACAGTCTGTGCCGCTGTCTCGTACCGGTGCTGATCGTCGTCCGTTGCGGCACCGTCTGCCCGCTCGTGGATGCGATAAATCCATGTCGTGTTCGGGTAGCGCTGCGCCAGGTGAGCGACCTGCTCGCCAGCATTGTTGACGACACATACGGCAGGCGGCACCTGGTCCAGCCAGTGGTACAAGCCATGTCCCGGCGGTTGGTTGAAGTCATCGCCAGAAAATCGGCAGGTGATATGCAATCCTATCGGTTTCATCCGCACACCATCCTGTGATTAGATGCCCAGCCGCCGCCAGCCAGCGCAAACCATGTATACCCGTCCCGTGTGACTGGCTCCTGCCCGGTATCAATGATCACCCACTCGCCAGACGCCAGCGTGCGCACAACCGCGCCGCTCACTGACGGCACGTTGCGCACATTGAGCGGCGCGGTGATGGTGCAGGCGGCCTCCGGCGTCGGACTCGGCCGGGTTGTCACCGTAGGCGCGGGTGTAACAGTTGCCAGTGCAGTCGCGGTCAGCGCGACCGTCCCGGTAGGCGTCACTGGTTCCGGCGCGACCGTGCACGACTGCACTCCCATCACAATCAGCAGCACCAGCAGCACCAGAAACATCACCGCCCAGATGGTTGATTCTGTTTGTGTCATCACGCGGCATCCCTCACGTCATCCAGCATCCAGACCGGCGTCATGCTCTTGGGCAGGCGCTTGCTCGCCACTTCCCGGTCCCCTGCTTTCATGTGCAGCGTCACGTCGATAGCCTTGTCACTCGGCTTGATCGTTATCGTTGGGGTACCGGTCGGCGCAGGTGGCAGCCCTTTCTCTTCCGGGTAGGTATCCACCGGACTGCCCTTCCCCGATGGTCTGATATACGAATTCAGGTAATGCCCACAGAACACCCCGTAGCGCGTCGAGACTTTCGCCGTGCCGCCGTGACTGGACGGTTTTACGATTTCCTTTGGGACTACCTGCTGCTTGTGTCGGTGTCCCATCAGGATCAGTTCGGCCTCGTAGTCTCCCAGGGCGCGGCTCAGGGACAGCGCATCACCACCGGGCAGGCGACCGCCGCCGTACCCGTGATGGCAGTATGCGGTGATTGTGGTCGTGCCGCCGTACTGTGTGCCGCCGGAATCGCGGTCGTTGTAGTTGCGTCGGTAGCGCATCACGACAAACCCCTGTACGCCCAGCGCCAGGTCGAGCGGGTCGCGTTTCGCCCGCTGTGCCAGCCACGTGACAATCTCCCAGTATACGTCCCGGTCGCCGTACTTCAGCGCGGCGTATTCGTGATTGCCGCAGACCAGCCCCAGGCACTTGTCCATGATCGGGCTGAGCTTGCCGACCGTGTAGTCCCGCTGTGCGCCAATCGGATCGTCATACCCCCACAGCCACGGCGCGAGCGTTGCTTCCCGGTAGCGCTTATCCCCTTTGCGGGCGATGCAGTCGATGTAATCCCCGCCGCCAATCCATCGCGCGTTAGGGTCATTGGCGATTTTTGCGATCTGGTCGTCGATGGCGTGTTCGTCGCACGCTGCCGCGCCATAATGCAGGTCGGTGAGGTAGTACAGGCGGAACTGGTCTGCGCGGCTGTCGTAGTTGATGTTGTGTATCAGTGTTCGCATATCACCCCCTAAAGGTGCGCCCCGACCTGAGCCGGGGCGCGTACTGTACTATGCCTTGTCGGTCGTACCTGGTTCAAATCCCTTGACGGTGCCCTGGCTGTACCGGATGTCCCAGTCACGAGACAGTCGCGGCGGGTCCGTCGAGATCGACTGCTGGAGTCCAGCGAAGAGCTTCAATACACTGAGGATTGCTGCGAGCAGAGTCAGTGCATGGCCGACAATGCCGGTGATTTGGGTTTCCAGTGTGGCCTCGTCTGGCATCTGCCAGGGTTCCACCCCGAAAAAGTCGGCGATTGCGCCCTGGAACAGGGCCGCGATCACGATCACGCCAATAATGGTCGTCACGAATCGCTGCGAACTGATGAGCGCCGCGACCTTCTCAACCAATGCAACGAGCTGTTCCATCTACCTGCCTCCTTGTCATCCTTACAGTACGAAATCTGACGCGAAACCCCGCACCGTGTGAGACACGTCAGGCGCGGGGGGAAACGACACCTGGCGTGCCTCGCACGACACGGGACTCCGTCGTCTATGCTGCATCTACCAACGCCAGCGCACGCCGCACGCCCTCCAGCGTGTCGGCCATGCTGCGGTTGTAGGCGTCGATTTCCTGAGATAGCGCCTCGATAGTGGCGCGCAGCTGGGCCGCGTCCTGGCCTTGCTGCTCGACTCGTTCGGACAGCACCTCCGCCACGCCCAGCAGGGTTTCCTGCCCGGTTTCCAGCCGCGCCAGCATTGTCCGCAGCTCAATGACGACGCGGGTAGTGTCATCTGTTTCCGCCCGTAACGGTTGCAGGATCGCCAGCGTTTCGGTGTGCTGCGATTCGACGCGGCGGCCCAACACATCCAGCCCGCCGCCGGTGGCTTCGAGCGCGTACTGCACCGCCTTCGTAGTGTCTTGCAGCGCATCGATGCCATAAACGAGTTTATCAACCGCGCTTACCTGCCGCTCGTCAAGTGCGTTTCGATTAACTTTGGCGTCTCGCTCCAGGTCGATGAACTGGTTGAGGACCTTTGACATATCCTGCCCGACCATGCGCCCGCTGCGAACACCGAACCATCCGATCATCAGCGAGAACAGGATGGTTGCCAGCGTGCCGACGATGACCACCTGCGCCAGCGGCGCGTCCATCAGTAACTCAATAATTTCTTGTGCGCTTTCCGTCATAGTTTAGTTTTCCCCCTGTCCCTCGGCGATATATTCAGACTGCACACACGCCTCCCCATTTCTATTCACCGCTAAACGATAAATCCATACGATGGAGTTAAGTATGGGTACGCTCTACCATCACCACTATTGTATAGCCATGTTTTTTCATCAGCGGTAAGCACCCTTCCCCAAATGCAAACCTCGTCAATTGAGCCATCCCAGAAATACGCGTTCTGGGTATCGTTCCCTATTTCAAACGCTAGTGAACCATCGTGGCAGCCATACGAATACGACGCCGAATTTGCCGTGCCATTGTTTATTTGAATATTTACCGTGTCCGCGGTTGCGTCATGCCACGCTACGATAAAATACCATGTGGCGAGGCTAGGGCTACCAAGCGCATCAGCAGTAACAGACCCTCTGTGCCCGGCCCCGTCATCCACTGAAATTTTGAATCTATCCTCGACTGTACTAAAAAAAACCAGGTATTCACCGTTGACTGCGGCCCATTTCCCGACGGCCAGCGCAGCCCCGGCGGGCTTTGACTCTAAATTAACCCAACCCGCGATTGTAAAATCTTCGTCGCCAAACGACAGGTCTGCATTGTCGGCAATACTAAGGAATTCGTATGCGGATGATTCGAAGTCTGCCGCGTTGCCCAGTTTGCCCGCGCCATAAAGCACCGTGTTATTATCGGTCAGGTGGTTGCTACCGACAGAATCGTAACGTGTCCCGCTTTCCTCGTTCAGATGCCATACGGCAATCAAATCAGTGTTAATTGACATTCGTAATCCTTATATACTGGATAGCTTTTCGCGCCAGTCGTGCGTCCGCATTTGCCACTCCGGTCCCACCGAATATGCCCGCGCATATGTTTTACCTGACCACATAATCTCGGCGATTATCGTATACCCTGCGGCGTCGTTTTCACCGTAGGTATCAACACGCAATCGGAACGGCGCGTCGATTGCCTCTACGAAGATTCCCATTTCAGCCCAACTTTTTTGTTCCCCTGCTACCCGCGCCAGCGGATCAACCGCCACAAGTTCACCGTCGGCTGGCGGCTCCGTATGCGTCCAGGCACCCTGCCAGTACCGCCGGTGTTTTGCGATATGGATGCCTTGCGCTACCCAGATGCGCAACGCGATATTGACCAGAGCATTGTTTACCAGCGTTCGCGTTTCGCCAATCGTTGCCATTATCGCGTAACCTTGATTGTCACAACTGCCCGTGTGATTGTAGTGGCGCTATCGACGTTGAATGTCAACACGTCCCCCGCGCTAATTGTCGTTGTCCACCCGGTTAACGTGCTATCCGTTGCGTCAGTATCGGATGATATGGTTATCGGTGCACTCGCTGTGATACTGTCTGCATCCGTTGGCGGGTAGTTGGCTAACGTGTCTTTCCATACGTCGATCACGATACTGCCAGACTGATCAGCGAGTACGGTGTGACTGTTGATAGTGCATGCAAACGGAATAGAGATGTCCAGTTTGCGCCCGGTCGTGATAGCCAATCCGCCGCCGTCAATCACTGCCACGATTGCGCCTGTTGCGTTATCGGTGACACGCTCGGCTAGCTGGTCTAATGCGTCGTCAAGATCACCGGGATCGGTGGAACTGTCCCAATCCGCCGCCGTGCCGGGCGTGTAGGTTACTGCCCCCGCGTCAAGCCCGGCCTCAAGGTCATCAACGCGCTCCGCCAACTGGTCTAATGCGTCGTCAAGATCACCGGGGTCAGTATCGCTATCCCAATCCGCTGCTGTCGTTGGTGTATACGTTACGTTGGTAGCATCAATCGCGCTAGAACCGAACGCTTGGCACATCCAGTTTGTGCCGTCGCAAATTAACAGCGCCGCTTTTTCGGTATCATCCAGAGTAACGTTACCATCGCCGTTGACGAAAATATTGTCTTCGCCGTCACGGATCACAATCGCGCGGGCCGTATTCGCCGCAACCAGAAACAGCACGTCGCCCTCTGCGCCGCCGCTAATGGTATCCAGGTTGTCGCTTGCCGTGTCGCCTTCGGTATCAACTGTGTGGAAGGACTGCGTTACCGTGATCGCGCCTCCGCTGATGGTCAGCTCAGTCGCATCAGTCAGGTTTAGTAGGTCGATTGATTCGGTCCCGGCAATCAACCCGCTAATGGCTGCATCAAGTTCACCGAGCGGACTGTTTACCGTTGCCGCATTTGCCGCCGCGCCGGTGGTAATGCTCGTATGGTGATTCGTTGTCATGCTTAGTCTCCTACGCTACCGCGATAGCCTGAATTGTGGTGAGCATATCGCACACGGCCACGATTTCGCCGCGCCCGCCCGTGCAGGTAAACTCAAGTTCGTGCGTCTGGCGCAACCCGCCCGACGCATTGACCAGATAATCGGTAATGTCCAATTCAATCTCTATCCCGTCATTTGTTGCCGCCCAGGGACCGCCTAACGCGGCGGTCACATCTACGCCGTTAATCGACAGGCTGATACCCTGCGGATATACCGTGTCGTTGTAGATACCGTAGGACATGGCGTGATTGTGCGCCGGAATTTCGATGCCGTGCGTATGCGCCGGGATGGTAATGTCGTGCGTATGCGCGGCGATTGTGATGCTGTGGGTATGGTTTGGGATAGTTATATCATGTGTATGATCTGCTAATGCTGTGCCAGAATTTACCACCTGCAAGCCGTAGCCTGTATGATAAAAATGAGATGTGGAACTTGATTTCAACAAAATTGATACCGGGTATGCCGTATAACCCGATGGAATGGAGTCCTTTACAAAAACTGCGTGCTGGTGAGTGTTATTATCCGTGCCGCTCGTTTGCGTTGTGCCGCCACCGCTGCCACTGGTCGTTGACGTGCCTCCGCCGCTGCTGCTGGTCGGCGTGCTGCTGCCGCCGCTTGCCGTGCTGCCCACTGCTGCGCCCGCCGCCGCCACGCTGGTCACACTGCTCTTGAGTGTGGCGGTCGTTACTTTCAACTTGGCATAATTCAGCGCCCGCACTTCGTCGCCCAGTTTGATTTCCATTGTGGCGGGCGTGCTGCTGTCGATGCGTTTTGTGAGATTGTCTTTCAGGTAACAAATGCTGGCTTGCACATGGAGCTTAAGCGCTTTCAGGTCGTGAATCACGCCGATCATCACGTCGCTGTCACTTGTGCGGCGGTCGTTAACGCTGCTGATTTCCAGCACGGCTACCCGCGTGCCGTTAACGTTGCGCTTGCGGCTGATGTCCATAACGTAAAAGTCGCTGTTGAGGTCCATGTAGCCGTAACCGTCAACCACGCCGCGATAGACAAGCCGCACGGTATCGCCCGGCAAAACCGCCCGACGCAAGCCCTCTACCGTCACATTGTATGTTGTTTTTGGCGACTTGTTTTTACCGATGTACACCTCTGCCGCCCTCTTAAGCGCATTGGCGGCATACTCGATATTGGCGTCGCTGTTCGTGATTGGGCGGATGTTGGTATAAGCAAGTACCTGCTCGTGCACGCCATACGCGGCGATACTGGCGGCGTCTTCGATGTAGTAGTATGTGCTGCCATCTTTGTTCGTGCCGGTTTGCGTGGTGTAATCGCCTGCCGTTGCGTGCTGGATGGTCAACTGACTGACGCCCTGCCCGTCACCGAGCGGGATAATGCGGTTAAAAATCGCGCCGCTTTCCTCAACCAACTGGATACTGCAAACCATAGCGATCTCGGTATGCGCGTCAATATCAATCGGTACCTGTCCAGCCATGTTGGTAATGCGGACGCCGCTATCAACACCGAACGCGCCAAAGCCAAAGTTTTTGGTGCCGCTTTCCAGACGGTAATGTTTGCCCCATCGATCCCGCAGTTCGTCAATGGCGATAAGCACCGACTCGCCCTCATACGACACGGTAGTGTGTCCGATTGCCGCGTCAATGGTAGAGGTCCACCCCGGCGCAATCGCCAGCAGGTCGTCTACCACTTCATCGACCAGCGTGTATGTGTAGGACCGGCGAAACGCTACCGTATACCGTGACAACTCCGCAAGCGCGTTGTATGCCTCGATACCGATGTTTGCCTGACCATTACCGGAGTCGCTGAGGTTGCGCCGCTCGTAAAAGTAGCGCCCCAGATAGCCGTCTACTTCATCCCAAATATCGAATTGCACGCCGGGCGTAATGAGCGCCGTGCGCGGATCACTTGCCGGGACACTAAATGACGCCGTGCCTATCGCGTCAAGCGAATCAACCGTATCGAGACTGAAAACATTATTAAGCGGCCCGCCGCCTAAGCGGTTGCCGCTGGCGTCCAGTACCGCGATTTTGAACGGTGTATTACTCATAGATAATGCCGTGCCCATTCCCAACGCAGGTCAGGCGTGCCGGTCACGCTATCCACGTTTACGACGATATTGTTAACGCCCGGCTCGATTCGCATCCAGTCCATTTGTGACGCTGGTATTACGATACCGGCGTAAGCATCAACGAAGTCAACCTCTGCCGTCATGGTGTTAAAATCGATGCGCAGCGTTTCGTTTGCCGCCAGCGTGTCGTTCCACCACAACTCGTAGCTGTTGGTTTTGTTTCGGATGTGCAGGTTGGTGAAGCCCTCGCCCGCCCCGGCTGTAACACTCAGAACGCCTCGCACAAACCCGGCGCTGCCATTGTTGGTAATCGTCAGCGTGGTAGACGTTGTGCTGATGGTTTCCGCCGTTACGTTACCGCTGTCCAGATACCATCCGCCATCGAAATAGTTCCCGTCATCAAAATAATAGGGTTCGTCTTCGCTGGCCGTCCAGTATGGATACATGGCGCGAAACGTGGCAGAAATACCCTGTATCCCTAACCCGCCCGGTGCCATCGACTCGGTGCAGCCAACGCACTTCGCCCACGTCTGCCGCTGGTCCCCGTCGCGGGTTTCAGCAACCAGGATGCGCCGCCCTCTGGCGACCTCAGTCTTAAGCAGGTCCATTTGTTCCTGTATGGTCTGCGCCGTTGTGTTCCACAGCTCAAACGACCGGGTAAACGTTCGCGCTTCCGGCCATACCGCCGCGCCGTCACCGTCGAATGAACCGCCGCGTAACGCGCTATCCGCTACGCGCATCGACAGGCTAAAATCATCAGTGGCGTTATTTTCAGCCAGCCACAAGCTGCCGAATTTAATCAACCTCATGCGGTCACCGTGTACCCTCTCCGGTTAAGCGCCCCGACAAACATATCGGCGGCGGCGTTGGCTTCCTCTTGCGTGTTGGCGCTGCCAATGCTGATGTTTCCAATGCTGATCGTGTTGGTTGCGCCATTATTGTTGGTTGTGCCACCGGTAATACCCGCCGCCGACAGTGAACCGCCGATGTCCATTTCACCTATTGACTTCATTTGTTTAAGTGCGTCCGTAGCACCGCGCAGCCCGATTTCAAACGGTGTCGGGCTGCCGGGCCGCAGGAATTCAGGAACCATATCACCTAACGCCGCACCTAAATCAAAGCTCAGCACGCTATTGATAAAGTCGCCGATGCCCTGGATTGCCGACCCGATGCCGCCGATCACGCCCTCGATAATGCCTGATACCGCGCTGAATGCGCCGCCAACAACGTCTGTGATCAGTGTCGCCAGGAAGTTAAACACCGGGATAATGTTGTTCTGGATGAAATTCCAAACTGCATTAAACACCGGCATGACCACATTGTTGATAATCCCGGCGATTGCGTTAAACGCCACGCCGACAACCTCGCCAATGATACGCGCCACCTCAGTAAGCACCGGGATAATGTGTTCGCTGAGCACCGTCCACACAAACTCGATTGCGGGCTGCAACAGGTTGGTCCACAGGTTGGCAAGCGCCGTGATAATTGGCGGGATTATCTGCCCTAGCCACTCGAAAATCTGTTCAAAAATCGGAATCAGGTTATCGCGCACAAACGACCAGATCACGTTTAACGCCGGTGCCAGGATGTTTGTCCATGCGTTAGTGAGAAACCGAATCACATTCGGGATTGCCGTGCCTAACCATTCGACAATGCGCTGGAAAATCGGGATCAGGTTGTCGCGGATAAACGTCCAGATTGAATTGATTGCCGGGCTGAGCACGTTTGTCCATGCGTCGCTGAGGAATTGGATAACACGCGGGATAGCTTCGCCAACCCACGCCGCGACCGACTGGAAGGCAGGTATCAAACTGTCCTGTATGAACTGCCATACGCCCGCGATTGCAGGTTGCAACACGTTCGCCCACACGTCGCTCAGGAATTGCAGCACAACTGGAATCTGTTCGCCAACCCAAGCGGCGACCGACTGGAAGGCAGGTACCAGTGACTCGGTAAAGAACCCGACCACGCCGCCTGCTGCATCACCTACCCCCCGGAAAATACCGCCCGCCTGTTCGCCTAGCACGCTGCTGATAGCAAACCCGATGGCGTCAATGGCCGACGCGCCGTTTGTCATGGCGAACTGGAATTGCCCGGCGAACAACTGGATAGCCTCGATGATAGGCGCGAAGAACGTCAGCATTTGCGAGAACGCATTGCCTAGCCCATTGACGATAAAATCGATCACCGGCGGGATAGCAGTCGCCAGCCAGTCAAACGCTTGCGACAAATAGGGCAACGCTTGGTTAGCGATTTCGAGCAGCTTAGCGCCTAGCGGTTCCAACGCTACGATTGCCTGCCGTTTGATACCCTCAAACATCCTGCCGAAGTTGTCGTACTGGGCGTTTAGACTTCCAAGCGCGTCATCTTGCACCTCGATGCCGCCCGACATGGTATCGAGTGCCAGCATAGCCTCTGCGCCGAGGTCTTCCCACATTGACCCCATAAAAGCGACGCCGATTTCCTGCCGCCGCATAGGCTCTTCAATACCGCGCAATGCAACCTGTATCTGATTGAACGCATCAACGCCGGTGATTCTGCCCTGATTAAACGCATCGACCGTTGCGTCGATGTCGGCATTAAGCCCGCGTATTGTGTCAAGACGACCGGCGTCCGATAAGTTAATCTTGAATTCTCGCAGCGCGTCGCCGATTTTATCCGTGTTATAGATACCGCCCTCTAACCCACTGTTGAGGACGTTAAGCACCTGCTCAGCGGTAAGTCCCAAATCAGCAAAATCGGCGCTGTACTCGTTTAACGTGTCGATAAAATCATCGGTGGAATTTAGCCCGCTCTGCATCCCGGTCGTAATCAGCGCAAACGCCTCGTCACCGGTTGCGCCGAACTGTGTGATTATCTGATTTGCAACGCGCACACTTTCGTTGATGTCGATGTCAAATGCGTCACGCAGGCCAAGCGCGTATTCGGTCATGTTGCCAAGATCAACCTGGGACGCTTGTGCGGCCCCGTGTATACCCTGCCTGACAACTGCCAGCGCGTCGCCTACGTCCTCAATACTGCCACCGAGGTTGTCGGCGTAAATGCGCTTTAACGTTTCACCATACACCTCGGCTTCTTCGGCGGTCAATCCCAACTGCGTGCGCAGCATATCAGTAGCGCGGTCAACCTCACTGGCGATATTAAACGCCGCGACGCCGATGCCGACAATCGCACCTGCCGCCGCCGTTGCCGCGCCGATAACAGCGGTACCCGCGATATTGGCAACAGCTCCGCCCACGCGACCGGCCCAACTGCGTGTATCACGCTCAGCGCCGTCAAGATCGCGGTCAAGCTGCTGTCGGTTTGCATATAGGAAAATGGCTGCATCAGCTAGGGTGATTGGCACTAAATAACTCCCATTTGCATCAGTATCGCGTCGTCACTTACGCGCTCCAAGCGGCCCGGCTTGTGACTGCCGCCCTTGCCCGACTTGCTGAATGACTTGGCTATCGGCTCTAGGATAGCAACCGCGTTAACCTGTGCTTCCCAACGTTTGCGCCGGATGTAGCTGCTGAGCAAACGATCCGCTTCGCCGTCGCTGAGGGTTTCGATTGTGTCCGGTGTAAATCCCCACTCGGCATAGGCGATTTCGGCTAGGTCGTCGGGATAGACCGCAAGCCACTGCGCTTCAGCGTCCGCACCACCCCGAAAGGGTCGATAAGTTCCACCATTTTATAAAACGCGCCAACCAATTGCTGTTCGCTGGCGGTATTCATAATCGCTTCCCGGTCGGCTTCGAGTTCCGGCGCGTATTCAAACACCATATCAATAATCGTATCTGCGGCTTCAACAATCAGCGTCTCTGCAAGTGGCATCAGTACCAGCAGGTCGGCGGCGTTGTTGATGGTGACTTCGTTCGCCGTACTGATTTGCTCAAAAATCGGCTTTACCTCAGTCATCAGTCGTTCGCGCCAGGGGCGTGACTTGATAGCCGGTAGCTGCGTAATCGTGTACGTGGTATCGCCCAACTCAACATCGATTGTTTTTAGCGCCATAGTTTCCCTTTTGCGAAAGAGGGGCGGTTACCCGCCCCGATTGTTTACCGTTAGCTGGTAGCGGCGGCGGTCACATCCTGGAAGATCACGAGATGCTGGCCCCGTGCCTTGCTGGTATCGGTCAGCGCCTTAATCGAGATAGGCAACCCACCATAGGCGGATTTGTCAATCTCAAGATTTCCGTTGATAGTTACCGTACCCCGATTAATCTGGTAGCGGCGCGGGCGGGCTGTACCGCCACTGTCAACACGCATACCCTCAACGCCCCATGTATATTTCGTGAGGATTGCAGTGCCACCGGCGACGGTTGTCGTCTTGCCAACCTGCCCCTCGCCAGCGGCGGTCGTGGTGGTCGTGCCATTCAGTAGATAAGCCAGGACCGCGCCGTTAACCTCACCGATCACCGATTCAAACATACACTCTTCTTTGGTGATGGCGCGGTCAACCGCCGACAGGTAATACTGCCAATCGGCATCTGCTGTCTCAATATTATAAATCACCGAAAGCGGTGCGCTAAGCTTGCCCAACTCCGCCCAGCTACCGCCCCATGCTGTACCCCATGCCGTGCTATCGGCGGGTAACGCTGTGCCCGCAGGCGCAACGTACAAAAGGGCGCCGCCAATAAGCAAGTCTGCTACTGCCATAGTTAAGCCTCCCGGCGGGCGCTAAATGTCCCGCACATGATGCCTGAACCCGCACAGGATATAAATCCAGCGGTCGGTTTCCGGCTCTACCAATTGCTGCCCCATCGTTTCAATGCGCCCCGATGCTACGTAAACACCATGCGCATCGGTCAGGTAATCCTTAAGCGCGTTGTATGTATCCCAGATGTCGTTAAGTGTTTCGCCGTAGATGCGATACTGGATTGACGGGTCTTCTGTCAGATTGTGATAAGCCATGCCGCCGCCGCGCACGTTAAACAGGATCGCCGGGCCATCGGCTGGTTTATAGCCTACCGGCAGCTGCTCACCGGCGTATACCCTGCTGCCAACGTAGGAGACAACCGTGCTGCTTGCCAGCACATGATCGCGGATACGCTTCATCACGTCAACAGCCATGTTTAATACTCGATTGCCGCCACAGTAAGATCGGTCACAGCGTCAAAGTCAACGTAAACCATACCGGCATCGTCGCCGCTGGTCTGATTAAACGTGTCGCGCGGAAACGGCCCAATAACCATTGTTTCATCCTGTGCCACTTCCTGCGTATGTTCAGCTACCGCCAGCCCGTCAACCGTGCGCGGTGTCTGAACCGTGACAGTGCGCGTAACAGCGTTGGCGTTCGCTACATACAGCAAGGTCTTTCCGCTGTTGTAGAATTTTTCGCCGTCAGCGTTTGCCGCTTCGCTTTCGCTGGCAAGGTCAACAGCATTAGATAGGCTCACCGTGATTGGAGTGAGTGCCGTGCGTGCCATTCAACACCTCCTATAGTCGTTTTTCGCGCTTTGTTTCCCGAATGATTCCGCCGATTTGCCGCTGTACACTTTCCAGCGCCGGAAACAAAAACGGCTTGACGGCTTCCTGATAAACGGCGTATGCAGCCGCTACCGCAACCCCGGCCTCTGCATCGCGTGGAAGCCTTACCTCCGGCGCTCGTTCCTGCTCTACCATGCGCCCGGTTTTACCGCTGCGATACTTGCCGCTCGATTGTGTTTGTCCGTAGTTGCTGGTATCGCGTGTAAAGGCATACGCGCTGTTGATCATGAAGCCGGTATCAATCTGCCCATTGTCGCGGATGTTAACTTTGGTTTCCGCTTCGATTTGGAACGCCGCCTTTTTGAGCACGTCCGCCGCCGCGCCTTCGATTACCAACATCACGTCATTATCGTACCAGTTCACCTCAGACGCCTTGTTAGCCATGCTGCACCAACCATATGTTAGTCCAGCCGGCTGCCGTGTCAGCATCTACGGCGGCGATACGGTACCGCGTCGGCACACCGATTTTACCGTCAACAATACGGGCCACATCTACCAGTAACGCACCGTGCGCTTCCAGATATTTAGCGGTTTCATCCAGCACGATTAACACGTGCGTTGCGCCTGCAAGCCCGCTAAGTTCGGCGAACACGTGCGTTTCCACTACCAGTACAAACCCGCCGCTGGCGTTCATGTACCGCTGATGGTAACGCACGTCATCTTGTGCAGCGCTACTAGTAAGCACCAGCGCCGATACAAACAGGCCAATCACCAGCGCCAGAAGCGCCATTATCAAACGCGCCTTACACATTCGCCTTGCCCCTTGCGGATAACATTTACCCGCATAAACCAGCGACGATAACAAACACGATAATCCCGGCTAATTCAGGCGACATCGTCAGGCTCCATATCGATCATGCGCAGCGCGTCGATCACATCGTCAGCGGGCTTAACCGTTTCACGCGCCTTGCTGCGCTTCGGTTCCGGCGGCTTGCTGGCGCTGGTACGCACCTTGCGAATATCCTGCGGAGATAACCCGGCGTTAGCCAGATCATGGTCACTGGCGTTGCGCAGTGCGTCGGCGGCGGTGTAACCCATTTCGGCCAGTCGCTTAAGCTGCGCCTCGGTCAGGTAGTCAACATCGATAACCGGGCCGTTATATACGATTTCCTCAATCACAACCCAACCGGGGCGCTGGTAGAATGCGACGAGCGGGCTATCCCAGTCGAACGCCTCCCGGATTTCGTCGTGGTTAGTCGGGTGTTGGAATACAAGCTTCATGTGTTACTCCTCAGTCAACAACCGCAGCGCTATGATTTTCCCGAACGCGCCGCGCTCTTCGATGCCCACAACTTCATAGACCCGCGCAACACTCAATTCGTGCCGCATTCGGTGTGTGAGCTTTACCCGGTCAGCATTGGCGATTGTCGTTGCGGGCGGTATTCGCATCTGCGCATCGGCGATTTCAACTTCACCGCGCCCCATAACCTCATCGCCGCTTACATCGTTCAAGCTGCAAGAAATTGCGCTACCATCGACGTAAGCGTGACTCGGAAAACCATAGTCATCCTGTGACCCGTCCACATACGACTGGATAACACAGGTGTCCACATACAACTGCTCGGACTGCGCTTGCAGGCGCTGGAATACACGCGAATCGCCAAACATCATACACCGTCCGTATAATCAGGCTCGGACGTTTGGCGACTGTCTGCGCGATAGGTATGCACGGCGCTGGCACTGATACGCGCCACACCGTACTCTGCTTTCTTCTCGTCAAGTAAATCCTTGTATGCCTTGCGTGCCGATTCGTTATCGACTGTCAGCCAATCGAGTTTTACCCCCGGCTGGCTGAGCTTGGCGATAATGAGCCGGATACACGCTAACACCGCGCCACTCACACTGCCCTCACTGGTCACTTTTGCGTCGATAGTTTCATCGTGCAAAAAATAGCCGTCCGGGTTAGTGTCTGCAATTTCGATGCGCACAAGATCAATGTCGCGTGTCAGTCCGGGAAAGAAGGTAAACGACATGGCTATTCCTCAACGTAAAACGTAGCCGTTACCGTTTGTGCATTGTTCGCTTGTGCCATTGCAACCTTGACGCGGCCATGTACCGGAATGGCGTCGTAGACTTCATTCGAGCCATCATACGTCACGCCCGCGCCAGCTTCGGTATGTACTTGGTGGCGTGGGTAATACCATGCATCAGTAGCGCTATCGGTGATGGTCAGGATAGTATGATCTGGTGTGATAGTCGTGATTATGGTATCGGTAGTAGCCGCGCCACTTACTGAGAAATCCAGATGCACTGCAAGCAAGCGCCCGATAACGGTTTCGTTTGATGTAGCGTCACCAGTGGACGATCCTGCGCCGCCGCTGGCGGTTGCAGTAACCTGATATTTACGCAGCATCGCTACCCTCCATCGCGCGCCGGGCAGCCTTGATGATACGTCCGGCGGTAGTCTTGCCTGCGCCGTGCACTGCGGATACCATGTCAACAGTCGCCCCAGCCAGTGCATCAACCGTATCAATACCGATAGACCGCAGTCCGTTCGCAATCGAGTCTGTCATGTAAGGCAGGTTCATTAGCGGATCGTCGTGTAGCGACACATCGTTATTAACTGGAGCAATAGCGCCCTCTGCAAGTAGCGCCTCCATGATGCGGGGCATTAACGCGGTATCGCCAATGATAGCGCCATTGTTCCAGCGCCGTCCATCAGCCAGCGTTCTGATTCCGTCTTTACTCATCACCCGGTAAGGCATTGGCGGCCTCCTTGCTATCGGGCGCGACGCTATTGAGCAGGTGCTCGATAAACTGAATCGCGCCCTGCGTCATAAGTAGCTGTTCCTGGTAGTGCGCCGCTTGCCGCCGCAGGTTAGCAAGCTCCCGCTCAATTTGCGTCTGATTAATCATCAGGTTGCGCACGCCATCAGATAGAGAGTCGTGCCGCCCACGTTGCAGCGAATTTTGTGTGAGAATTTGGTTTCGTCGGTTTCGGTCTGTACCATATTCCCCGCGCCGATAGTGAACCCAGACAGCGCCAGCAGATCGGCATCGTCGTCAACATCTGCGATACCGTTTACGTGCCCGTCATTTACCACTCGGATAAACGACACCTCAGTCGCGCCGTCAGTATCGCTGTTTTCGCCGTCACTGTAGATTTCCGCCTGCATCGCGGCGACCGTGCCCGGTGCCCAACTCGCATCGTCAGGGATATGCAGCGTGGCGCGGTTGGCGACGCCAAGCCCGGTCACGCTGCCAGTGTCAGCAAAGTTGAGACTGATATGCGCCCCGTGCGCGGTGCTTGCGGCAACGTCACTGATTGTCGTGAAGCTGCGCAGAGATTCGCCGCCCGCCCCTGCCCCGGCGATGTAGTATCGATTATAGATACCGCGATTGTCGCCACTGGTAGCAGTTGTCTGGAAGCGAAATTCCACAAAGTTTTTGTTTGCAGTTGCAGTTGTCGCCGGGCTGGCCGCCGTGCCGCCGCCCATAAGCAGTCCGTTGTGGTCACTACCTGATTGCCCGGTAATGTACAGCGGACCGCTGATATGTGATTTAGCCATTGTTTCCTCCTGGATAAGCCGGGTGCCACTGTTAACCAGTGGCTATCCCGGCAAAATGCGCTTAGGCGGCGTCGTGACCGTACAGCCAACGCCAGTCGCTCCATCCGTAGGCATAGCGCATATAACCACGCATCTTAAGCACGAGGTTAAAATCGCTAGCGGGGTCTTCGGCGAATTCGAGGGGCACGCGGTCAATCCAGTGCAGGTGCAACCGGGCCATCTGGCTATCCATCATGAACCAATTGTTAGCATCGGTCAGGTACGGCCAAACAACGACATTGAGCGACTCGAAAGCATTGGCGTGGTGATCTGCGGTTTCCGGCTTATTCATGGTCTTGACAATCGCATTGGCAGGTTCGGCCAGCGCGGTCGGAACAACCAGCGTATCGAACGTCACCGGTAGCAACTCGCCACGAGCATCGACAAAAGCCTGCCCCAAAGTCACGGTGTCTTTAACCGCGTCGTAACTAAGCGCAGTCGTTCCGGCGTTCCCATGCGTGCCGCCACGCGACGGAGACAACGGATGGGAAGCGTAACAAAGCGCCGTGCTATCCCCGCCGGTGTAACTGGATGAGAACGCATTGTTAAAGATACTGGCCGCGTCTTTTTCCCGCTTGCGGGCCGCAGACTGCGCCAGGATGCGAACGCGCTGATTCATGACGCCGTACATTTCGTCGTCAATCAATGCACGCTCGATAGCGATGCCCTTTGTGAATTCGACAGGCGTGAATGTGGTCTTGTAAAGTTGGTCGAAGGTGTCGTACTCGATATTACCGGCGAATTCATCCCAGTCGCCAAGCCCGCCAACACCCTGCATTTCCTCTTTGGACTTGCTTGATCCAAAGATGTTAAACAGCCGACTCACCGGGGACCGCTGCGCAATCTGGTTATATTCCACCCAGAACACGGTACGCAGGCCCTCAACAAGCAGGTTTGGGAACTGCTTAGAAATCATAGCCATTTGTCATCTCTCCTATGCGTTGCCGAATGTGGTATCAGCAAACACCACATAGCCCAGGACGTTACTATCTTCGTCGGTACCGGTGTCAACCAAGATCATCCCGCCGTTGACAATATCGTCTGCATCGATAGTATTGCAGTCGGCGGTATCCATTGTCTTGGTATAGCCGACAACACCCGTTGTAGTGGCGGCATCCATCGAGCACTTCCAGACCTGATTGCGCGTAATGACATACGCACGGGCGGTTGTCGTGCCCGCTGTAATATCGGCAGCGGCAACGGTTTCGGCCATGATCGCGGTAACTTCGGTAGTCGTGCCAGTCACCTGATCAATATAGCCATCAGATTGCATCAGCATCAGGTCGCCAATTTTATGCGCGGCGGCAGCGCCGAGAGTGAATTCCTTCACCACAGGGACGGCGCTAGAACCATCGAGCATATAGGCGAATTCAAAGCCCTTACTAGCCATTTATCACTGCTCCTTCTTCGGGTCATATTGCCCGTACTTAACAAAGTCTTCGGGCTTAATACCAAGATCACGCGCTAACGCGGCAATCTCTGGCGTAATCGCCCGCTGGTTTTTGGGTGTCGCGTCCCCTACTGCGCCCGCGTTAGTCTGCGGCGGTACCGGTTGCTGCAACACGGCGGCATTGGTATCAAGCCATGCCAACGTATCAACCGGGTCGGGGAATGCAGGAACGATACCGCGCATTGTTTCAGGAAGAAGCGCCTTGCGTGCCTCGATATGCTTTTGCAACACCTCTTCGACACGTTGCAGCCGCTCCAATTTCGGCGCGGTTTCGGCAAGTTGAACGCCTAGTTTTTCGGCGTTCTTTTTCAGGCGGTCAACCTCAGACAGTTCGGCGTCAGCGCGTTCTTCTTCGCGCTTCTGCAATTCGGCTAACTGCGTCTGCATCGCGGTCAGTTGTTTGTCAGCTTCCTTTTTGGCTTTGTTGATTTCGTCAAAACGCGCCTTCGGAATCATGTGGTCAGTTTGCCCCGCGCTATCGGTGTTTTGCGCCTCCGCAGGCGGCGGGGTAACTAGCTCGGTTGATTCCGGTGTTACCGGTTGCGCTGCTCCTGGTTGCTGCTGTCCCTGCTGTCCCTGCTGAATATCGTCACCCATTTGTATCCCCACTTTCGAGTTTTACGCCCAACGGGGCGCGTGGCTAGTTACCTTCGTAAATCACATCAATTGCATCTGCCGGTGCGCCACAAAATTGGCACACTAGCGCGTCTGTATGGTCTTCGCCTAGCACTTGCCATTGGCTACCACACAGACCGCAACGGGCATAATAATCAGTCGTGTTCGGCGCGTTTTCTGCGCTCGTGTGAATATCTGTTCGCTGTGCCGTCATCATGTCTCCTGCCGTCTAGCCTGGTAGTATTCCTGCGCCGCTGGTCCTAATGCGCCTTTTAACGACGCTTCGCCAACCATTTGCCCAAATACCGGATCGTCGTATTTGCGCACCATGTCATCCCATGTAATCGCCCCCGCCTGCCACGCCTCGTACCGCGCCGCGCCCATTCGCTTGCGCTGCGTATCCTCTGGCAATCGCTCAAAGTAATCGGTGCCGCTGCCAATTGACGGCAACGGAAACCCGCGCACCTTGCATACTGACGAACAGCGCCCATTATGATGATCGTCTACCCGTTCGCCTAGTTCCATCCGCGTGCCGTGCAACCTGGTACAGGCGACACACGTCCGATCCTGTTCGATTGCCGCAACGCGCACCTGATACTCAAGGATGTCGCTGTTGGCTACCCGCGTCGCCGTTGCCGTGTCACGATAGCTTGTGACCATAAGCGTGCGCGTTGCTGATTTCGCGTAATAAGCAGGCATCCCCTCAACACTTTGCCGCACAATACCGGCAACTTCTCGCGGGCCGCGCCCCTCCAAAAACATGCGTTGTATCTGGCGCGAAACAAGATCGGGCACACCGTCACCATACCGCGCCATACGTTTCTGCCATGCGTCCGACTGCGTGTACCCGATTAAATCAAGCAGCGCATCGACACTCGGCGTATTCCACGCCGCCATAACCGCCCGCCTGCCACTGGTTGGCAGTAACCCTAGCGTCGTCTGCAAAACCTCACGCTGCCCAATACGCGCCCCGACTGTTTGCAGGTCTTCGCCAGCGCTGTTAACCAACGCGCGGTTAGCCTGCATCACGTCCTCAAAATCTGCCATAAGCGCCCGCAAAACCGCATTGTCTGGCGTCAGCATTTTCCCGGCTTCCTCAAGGCGCATGACTTCGTTGTCAAGCTCAGTCAATCGGCGGGCAATAATTCCGCTAGACCCGTTACGCTCAATCGCCTGCATTACCGAGCCTGCCGCGCTGCGATAACCGGCATCCATCAGCGCCCGTACCATATTAGATACATTCGTGGCTATCGACTGCGGAGCGCGTCCGGTCATGCGTTATTCCCCGCTCCGCCAAAGAAAGCGTCAATGTTGCTAAAGTCGCTTGCGTCGCCTACCACCCCGCTTAGACTTGCCGCCGCGTCTTCCTGTTTTTCTTGCATGATACGGTCGATGTCTGTTCCGTCCCATCCGTACACCGGGGCAAGCTGGCGCAGTGTTTCTCGCTGTCCCATATATGGCGCAGCTTTTACCGCGCTTTCGACAACGGCGGTATCGTTTCTGATTTCAGCATTAGTCCACTTGCAGTTAAATCGAGCGTAAGGTGGCAGCGCCTTACCGTAAGCGGTTTCGACACGATGCGCCAGCGCGATCACGTCTTCCCAAAAATTGCCGCCGCTAATCTGGAAGCGCTTTACTTTGCCAAGCAAGCTAATTTCCCGCTGCTTAAGCGCCTCACCGCTGGCACTGTCGCCGCCCATAAATTCCGGACTAGGCGTGCGTGTAATCTTTCCCATTTCGGATGTTAGCCATTTGGCTTGCTCGATAAACGGCACAATGCTACCCTGCTCCAAAGCACCGACTTCCCACACGTCATCTTTAGTCAGGCCGTCACCGCCGATAGTAATCCACATGCCCGGCGTAATCCCGGCAGGAGGCGTAAATCCGGCGGCATACTTAATCTGAAACGCCGTCAACTCTGCGGTCATGACCATCGAATATAGCGTGCGGTTTAACATATCTTGCAGCGGGATCGCGTTTTCAATCTCGCTGATACCGCGTTCGCTGTACGATTTGGGTCGATTAGGCAAATGCCGGACCGGGACGCCCATCAATTCGCCGTTAACACGCGGCCACAAGGCGGGCCAGTCTTCACCCTCCACAATGTACCGCTCCACACTGCCCATACCTGGCGCGATATACTTCTCAATGCGATCAGGGTAATAAACATTAATCCGCATTGTGTCGGCGATGCTTTCCTGCGTGGTTCGCCATATCTTAATCGCAATCGCTGGATAACCATCATCGCCATGCACAACAAGCATACCGCGTGTACCGTCATACGCCGGTTCGTGCGTAATACGAGCGCCGCCTCGCGCCATGTCGAAATCGACAAGCGCATAAGTGTCACCGTCACGGATCGCGCCTTCGTGCATAGCGCCCTGCATCCCGTCAAAACGGTTATGCGCAAGCAGGTTGGCTACCCATTCGTTTAACGCCGCGTCCTGCGCTTCACCCGCGCCGCTTTCGGCTTCAACTGCTGTCACCTCTAGCCGGTCGGCTTCTGTCTGGACAATAATGTCCATATAATTATCGTTGAATTCATTCATTGACCCGCCGCTGCCAGTAATACGCAGCAAGCGACGCATTTCATTCGTGAGGTTAGCGCGATGATCGCCGTCTACGTATGCGCGGAATAAACGCACTTTTTCAGCGCGGGCTTCTTCGTCGGCAAGCCACGACTCAATGCCTATTTCGCGTGCAAGCCGCGCAGTTAATACGGACCTGATTAGTGATATGCTCATGCGTACCTACTCGTATTTGCCGTGACCGGCTTGCGTTTACCAAGCATCAACTCTGTCAATAGCCATACCATCGCGTCTAGCCGGTCCGGTGATTTCTCCCCCGGAACCCATGTACACAGCTGGTCCTCTAGCGCCGGGAGCACGCCGACATGGTGGACCTTGCCCTGCTCGTACAACTGCGCAATCGGCTCGGCCCGCGTGTACTTGCCCCGGCTTGCCCTGACCGGCTTATAAACAACAGTCCGGTCGATGTTGAGAATGACACTGCGCACTAAATCACCGCCGTTGTTAACCTCTGCGATAATGCAGTCAGCAGCATTGGCATGATACGTATCTACCGCCCGCCGCGCCCATGTCTCCGGTGTGAACCGGCCACTCAGGTCTTGCCAGATGTAACCGTGACCGTCCTCGCCAATGCCGCCAACGATGATCCCGGTTTCGTCGCTTTCGTTGGTAGCCGTCACTGCCGGGTCGATTGCCACGCCTACCCTCACCAGTCCATCGGGCATGTCGCGCACGCGGTAATCATCCAGTGTTTGCCGCTGCCATAACGCGCCGGGCACATCGTCAAGGATTTCCGCCTCGTATTCCTGGCGGTACAATCGTTCGCTAATGTCACCGCGGGCGGCGTCTATTTCGTCTGCCGCGATAAACGGATTATCGGCTGTCTTGAACTGGAAACCGGACCATTCGCCACTGCTATCAGTAATCGCCCGCCGGTACAAATTGGCAAACCAGTTCCCGCCTTTGGGCGTGCTGATAAACAGCGCCCGCCCTTTGCGGTCCGATAACGCGGGCCGAATAGCGTCAGTCCATACCTCATTCTTCATATACGCGCATTCATCAAGCACCACGTAATCGAGGCCCTCACCGCGCAGGCTATCAGGGTCGTCACCGCTTCGCACCTGTACACTGCCGCCGCCGGGAAACTCAATATACTGATCAGCCCTGTTCACCGTAGCGCCGGGAATTTGCCGCGCCAACTCGTTAAGCAGTCGCCAACCTACACGGCTCATTTTATACGTCGGCGCAATCCACCACGCGCGTTTACCCTGTAATCCTACACTGATGCACATCGCTGAACCGAATCGCGTCTTGCCCCAGCGCCGCCCGGTAAGCAGCACGATAAACCGTGCGCTTGAATCTCTGACCTGGTGTTGTGCCGGGTGCAGCGCAGGCAGGGTGATTTCTACCATTAACTCAGCGCCTTCGCCGGGTCATACACGGCAAACGTTTCTATCGATGTCCATGTCACAGCGCTTGCCATACCCGCCTCCTGCTAATCGGTATCCGTATCATTCATATTCGTATCGGCCCACGTCAGCACAATCGCACCGCCGTCCCCCGTGCCGCTGACCTGCTGCTCGACGCGCTCTACATAACCGCGCTGCTTGCCGATGGTTGTGAGGAAGAACTTCACCGCCCACTGCTCACCATCCTTAACGGCTTTGAACAACGCCACCTCAGCCATGTCAAGCATCCCCTCGCGCTCATTATCCCAAGCGCGGGTGATGGTCGGGTACTCAGTGAGATACTTTTTCGCCGTATGCCAGTCGCAACCCACACGCCGCGCAATAGACGTGATCACGCCGCCCGTGCCGGGTATGGCGTCAATGAATTGCTGCGCGGTGTACTGGTTGCGTGTACTCATGATGCGAGTGTTGCTCCTTCGTTA